ATGACCGTCACCGCTGATGATCTGCGCCATCTGAACCGCTGCGTCGAGCTGGCTCGTGAGGCGCTGGAGGATGGTGACGAGCCTTTCGGCTCCCTGCTGGTGGACGCGGACGGCGTCGTGGTGTTCGAGGACCGCAACCGGGTCTCCGGCGGGGACAAGACCCAGCACCCCGAATTCGCCATCGCCCGTTGGGCGGCAAGCCATCTCGATCCCGCGCAGCGGGCCGCCGCGGTGACCTACACATCCGGCGAACATTGCCCGATGTGCTCGGCCGCGCATGCCTGGGTGGGTCTGGGCCGCATCGTCTACGCGACATCGTCGGCGCAGTTGGGCGGGTGGTTCGGTGAATGGGGCGTCGCGCCGTCCCCCGTTGCGGCACTGCCCATCTCGGCTGTCGCGCCCGGCGTGCCTGTCGACGGCCCCGTCGACGAACTCGCTGACGCCATGAAGGGGCTCTACGAGGCGGCGTTCCGCCCGTAACCCTGTTCCGAGTCGCAATCGTTAACCAATTGCGATGTCTCTCTTCAGCATCGGTCCATGGAACCGCGGCGTCGCAATGCTTCACTAGTAACCACGGGAGCCTGCCGTTACCCCCGAGACGGCGGGCTCCCGCCTCCTATTTGGGGAGTTATCACGGCGGTCGATGCGTGAATAGTGTTGCCTTGCTTACGGATTGGTCTCAGTGCCATCACTGTCAGGCGTCGCGACATCGCTGCCGATGTGTCGGTCATGTTGACCGCTCAGCATGGCGCGACATGCGGAAACATGGGGCGACCAGGCGAGACTGTTGACCTACGTCAACACGTCAACACCCCAAAAAGTGACCCGCCTGATACACGGCGTGTACACGCCGTACCGTCTCCCGGCGTGATGACAACCACACCCGCAGAAGCCACGTACGTCTCCGACTGGGAACTGATCGCGCACCCCGACGACTACCGCCGCCACTTCACCACCAGCCACACGGCCACTGTCACCGGGCTCCCTGAGCTAGGCGGCACGGCGACCCTGCCCGTGCAAGGTGAACAGCGCCAGGACGGCACGGTGACCCGCTACGTGGACGTGGATAGCCAAGGCGCGTTTACCGCCGATCAGCTCCGCGCCCTGGCCGTTGAGTGCCTAAGCATGGCCGACCAGCTCGACAACCCGGCTTAGGACGTGAACCCGCCCCGGTGACTCATTTCCGGGGCGGGGCCACTGGCCGCGCTTAATGGCAAGAGGTAAGCGCCACGCGGCCCGCCAAAGGGAGTTTCGTAGTAATTAGCGTTTAGCAGTGCCATCGGTTACCGGCCCATAAAGGCTATTAGGGCTGTAGTAGTCCAATAGATTCACTGCACACCGAAACGGACGTTTCGGCATGTCGCGGCAGGTGCACCCGCCCTGCAATCAGCTCGCACACACCACCTCGAAAGTGGGACTTACGGGCGTCCTTACCGCTGCCGAACGGTTCCTATTCCGCCCGACAAACCCATTCTAAAGATGGGCAGTTTGTTAATAGGCCCGGTCCCGGTACCGGTTAAGCACGTAGCTTTCCGCTACCGACCACCCATCGAAACCCGCCCTGAGCTGGACCGCGAACGGCCCCATACTGCGCTGTCCAATGATCTGCGACGTATCAGCAAGCAACCTGGCAGAGGCAGACAGGATCACAGCCGCCACGTCCTCGGACGGTTCCCCAGCGGCTGAAAATCCCTTGCCCCGCGTGTACGACCGGGCCATAGCGGTAACCACACTGATTACCGCCGTGGCCTGGTCTGCGCTGACATCCTGGCCGGTGAACGCCGCAAGATCAGCACTCGTCGGCGTAGCCACTGGCTTAAGCCTCAGTCAGTAGCGTGACGCCCTTAGCCTGCAATAGGCCAACGTCATAGCGGGTAACCACCCGAATGCCCTGGCTGTCGTAGTCGCCCCAGGTCTGGTCAAGCACCTTGATCTCAGCATCCAAGTCACGGGCAACCGCCACCTTGGACATGTCCACCAGGCCGACACGCGCCTTAGGCGTGGCACCCGCCTTAGGGATGTTCTCCGTGATGATGACCGGCAGGCCGAACAACTGGAACGCAACGCCCGCCTGCACATTTGCGCCCGACGTATCAATGACGTACCGCTTATCGGTGGCCGAGACCTTAACCTTGCGAATCTTGGCGAAACTGTCAGCCGTCATAACCCAATGGGTCGGGTTAACGTGATTGCCCTGCGCGGTCGCAATCGCATCAATCAGCGTGTCAGGGTCGGTCAAATCCAGCGTGCCGGTAGTAATGCCCGACTGGCGGAAAATGCCCTTAATCGTGTTGCTAGCGCCGTCGCCATCCCACAGGTACTTATCCAATGCCTGAGCGACATTAGAAACCAGCGTGGTCTTAAGCGTCGCGTCCAATGCAACAACCGACTGACGCAGCATTTCATTAGAAACGCGGGTAAGCACCTTAAGTGAGTTAAGCGCGGTAGGCAGCAAAACCACCTCGTCAAAAGTCACATCGCCATCAGTGATTTGCGTACCCGGCCCGAAGAATCCAGCCGTGACGCCCGACGCGATACGCGGAATGCGCAACGTCTGATTGGTGTCGAAAATCTGCGGTCCGGCAGACAGGAACGTCGATTCCTGCACCAAAGGCTGGACCAAAACATTAGAAACCTGCGACTGCAAAAGAGTCGGATTATTAGCAGGCACCTTGATAGTCATATTTAGTTGTCCTTCTATTCAGTTATTATTTAGTTGTCTTGTTTGTTAGCTGCCGGAATTTATGAAATTCCAGACCTCAGCATGTCCAGCAAGCTAACGGGGTCACTACCCTGATCCTTGACGCCCTGGCCGACATCGCCGGTAACCCGGCGCGCCTTAAGGTGCGGTTTAGCGGTAATCAACTGTTCGACCGCCGCCACCAGGGCATCAGGGTTGGTCAGGTGTTCTTCGCTAAACGGCAAGTCCGAAGGGTCTGCCAGCAAGCCGGTCGCCCGGACCACCTCGGTGTGCAGTTTCTCGGCGGTTTCCTTGGCCCTGAGTCGGTATTTAGCATTTTCGTCCCGTAGGCCGGTGACATATTCACGCGTAAATGCCTCTGCCTCGCCCGTGGGCGCGCCAGATCCAGTTTCGGTAGTGGTTACCTCGGTGGGCGCATTGTCGACGGTCTGTGTCGATTCTGGCCCGGTGTTTTCAGTAGTTACAGAATCAGTCTGTTCACTCATGAATTTATATCCTCTGTCTTTTATTATGCGGCCTTCAGTTGGCCATCAACCATTTTTGTGCCGGGAAATGGCGAACCGTGCTGGTTCATTCGTTCCGCCGTTAGCTCAGCGTGCTTAGCAATAGCCATTGAGAACTCAGGGTTAGCGTTCGCCAATGCGTCCCGCTCAGCGTCGTAAAGCTCGCGGTCAATTTCGTCTTGGGTATATCCGAGACGACGCAACGCGCCAGACTTCGACAACAGGCCCGCTTGCAGCATCTTCACAACGGCGTCCGTGTCCTGAGCCAACGTGCGCGTAGACGCGTCGGCCCACTGGATGCGCACCTGAACAACAGCAACCGGCACGCTGTCACGTACCGCCACCATCAGCTTGGCGACGGTCTCCCAACCACGCCCAAACACCAGTTGCCGAGCCTCGGCCCTGGCCGTCAATGACGCCTCAGCGGCCCGCATCGCATCTGCCGTTGCCGGGTTGGCCGTCGTGATGCCGATGTAGTGGGCCGGTAGCGCCGACACGGCCATGATCTGCCCCAGTAGGACGCCTACGCCCTTTTCGTAGTGACTCAGGTCTGCCGAGTCGAGCTGACCAAACTTGGTCTCCGGCTTTTCGGCCACCATTGCCCTAGCGCCCTCAGGGATGGGGTTAACAGCCTCCGTCTTGGGTTCTCCGTTGCCATCCAGGACAGGGTTGCCGTCAGCGTCCAATATGGGGCGTTCTACCAGGTCAATGCCGGTAGCCCAGCGGCGCGGGCGGCCCACGTACTCACTGGTCACCATAAGGTCTGTGAGCATCTTGTTTAGGCCGTCCACCAGCGGCATTAGGTCGTCAATCTCGCTTAGGCCCGGCTCGAACATGGCGAACCCGGCCCACGGGCCAAGGACTAGCGTCCGGTCAACGTTCTTAAGCTCAACCACGGGCACCACACCCAGCGGGTTATCAAGAATCTCGATCAGCTCGAACCCGGACGTAGCAGGCCCCGCAGTCTGCGCAACCCACTTCTCAATGCGGTCAGGCAGATAGAGGACCGCGAACGTTTGAGTCTTTGTGCGCCAACGCTTTACAGCCGCCGTAATCTCCCGGCTACCGGGGTCACGTGCCACCTGCATTTGCTTAGGCGACTCGATAGACACCTGAGGCGTACCGTCGGCACCGGCCCAAACCACAACAAAGCTGGACCCATACAGCAGCGCGTCACGATGCGCCGACATGCACAACTGGTCAAGATCGTTCTTAACCCAGTCGTCCCAGACATCAGCACCGGTAAACCCGATAATCCGCAGGCGCTCCGCGATACTGGTCACGGCCAGGCGCGGAATGTTCGATGACATCCGGGAAAAGCGACCATCCAGCGCCTTAGCCGCATCCGGTGACAGAAATGCTAGCGGTTGCCGACCCTCGTAATAGTTTTCTAGCTGCTGGTAACGCGACTGCGGCGCGTCCAATTGCATCAACAGGTCAACCAATAGGTTGCTACTCAAAATAAAACCTCTATTCAGTTGTAAGTGGTAAGCGTTCTAGCTTCTAAATGACGCGTACCTACGTTTAGGTTTAGCCTGATTGGCATACCAAGAACAGCGCGAATGGCACATCATTAGGGCCGTAGCAAGATCAATCTTTAGCGCATTCCTTGACCGCGATTGCTTAGCCAACCGAATGCCCTTATCGGATTCCTTAACCGATGCCCTTAAGACATGCGCCCTAAGTTCAGAATCGCCGGAATGGGTAAGGCGCTTATTCAGCACGCCCGAACGCAAATCGTTAGTGGCCGCTGTTTGTCGTCGCGGGTCTTGCGGGTACTCCACCATGTTCAGACCCTCAGCGGCCAGGACATGCGCTGACCTGGTGAAATACGCCGGATCAAACGCAACCTCACGCACCCGATACCGCTTAGCCGCGTCCCTGATTGCCTGCTCAACCTCAAGAATCGGCACGGTCCACCCGTCGTCATCCTTGGGCTTAGACCAGGCGGCCAGCCGGTCAAAATGCGGCTTGTCGGCAACGGTGCCGATCACGATTGCCGTTGTGTCGTTGTTCTTACTGGCGTCGACACCTAGAACAACCTCAGCGCCGTCAGGAATGCCACCCGATACGGCGATAGCGTCCCAGTCAGATTCGCTCGGCAGGAACGGACTTTCGTTGGTGACCACCACCTGACAAAGGCGCTTACGGCGGAATTCGTCCTCCCCGGCTGACTTGATCATTGCCAGCGCCGTGCGCCGGTCAATCAGGTCATCTATCTGCGGGTTGGCCAGCTCTAGGCAGTGGACACACGTCACCGGATGGTTCTCAAACCCTGCCGCTGACCATTCGACAAACGCTAGGTACGGGTCGTCAGGGTCGGCCTGGTGCTGAGCACGCAGGTCCATCAGCACCGACGTTTCACGGTTCGGAGGCGTCCCGATGCCCAGCGCAATGGAGTTCGGCAACTTACCGGCACCCATGAGCAGGGTTCGCCAGGTGTCCTCGGCAATCTCGCCCAACTCGTCGGCCAGGGCTAGCGTCCACGTCCCAAGGCCCTCTAGGCGCTTAGCCTCTGCCGGTAGAGCCGTCAGTTTCGACCGCTTGCCGGGTACCTCGATGCGGTCTGTGTAGATCACCGCACGGCTAGCCAGCTCCGGGTTAAGTTCCACCATGCTCTTAGCCGGACTGAGCATTAGACCGGCTTGGCGTTCGTCTACCGCGACGATGGGAATTTCGTTGCCGTCCGGCCCCGTGAACAGCTCATATAGGGCTAGTGCGGCCATCAGGCCGGTTTTCCCAAACCCACGCGGTGCCAGGATTCCACCAGTGACCGGGCGGGGCACCGGATCAAGAAACGGCCTTAGCGTGTCTATCTGCCAGGGCCTTAGCTTCATCGGCTTATTGGCCCCGGTGCCCTTAGGAACAATCAGGTATTTGTTTACGAATGCCTCGAATTTGGCCACGCCTGATTTGCGCGGCTTGAATGGCAGGGGTGATAGCTCTACCTCGCCTTTAGGTCCGCGTTTGGTAGTCAATAGATCACCCCGCTATTTAGTTGTTATTCAGTTATTGATCAATTTACGGGCGTCCAGAAAGTGACGCACGCCCGTAAAATTGCGGGCGCGCTCAAAATTGCTGGTCGAGATCACTTTGGGGACGTGCCCAATGTGACCGGCTTACTGTGCCGGTCATCGCTTTCCCGGCATCGGGATAGTGACGCCCTTACGTCACAGTGACGCCCCGCAGTACGAAAACCCGCAGGTCAAGACCACTTTGTAGCCAGCTACAACGCCGCGACCTGCGAAAACGCCCAAACGACGCCCTAAAACCGCCGAAAACGACACTCCGCGGCTGCACCACTGCCGCAAACGCGCAGGTCAGGCCGGTAATGTGAAGCGTGGAGTTAATTCGGCTCTGTGCTGGCCGATCAAGAGGAGGATCGGCGCAGGTCGGGGCCTCCCGCCACCCGGTTAGCAATTTTGCCGGCGTCGGCATAATCGCAGGTCAGAGTCTTGCGGATCAAGCAATGGCAAAGGGTGTATGCAGTACGGACACCCTTTAGCTGCAAGGGGCCTCACAGCGTGAGCACCCTTAGCCGCGCTTTGGTAATGCTCGATGTCACTGCGCGGTCACGGCGCGGTCACGGCACCCGCCTAAATGGTTGCGGAGTTCCGATTGACCGGTAGCGTTTTTCGTGAGGGGGAATCTCGTCCCTTAGGAGTGATCAGATGTCCAATGACGTGCAACGTTGCCGTAAGTGCGACAGTCCATTGTCAACCGATTTCGTTACGGCGTTCTCGGCGCGGGGAAACGATTATCGCGTGCAGAAGGTGTGCACCAACCCGCATTGCACCACCCACCAAACACCCGGCTACAACCATGACGCGCCGTCTGATTGAACCTGGCCGACTACTAGGAGTGGCTAATGAGTGAAGTAACGCCCTGGGTTGTCGGCCCGCTTGAGTGCGAACGGTGCGGCTCGCCAATGTTCGAGCGCACACGTAACACCTACACAGCTCAGTCAATGGGCCGTCCCGTGCGCATGGATCGTGAGACGCGGTGCAGTGATCCGGAATGTGTGTCGAATCGGGGTAAGCGCTGGGACTAGTCCACTCCGCTTAGCCGCGCTTAGGTTTGGCTTAGCGTCGGTATCCGTGTTCGTACGCAATGTGTCCGCATCGCAAGCATTCGTAGTAGGTGGTCGATGTGCCGCCCTTAGCGGGTGCGCCCCAACCTCGGTAGACGTTGCCGCGTATCGGCATGGCGATGCCGTTAACGGACCAGTCGAGTAGGCAGCGTGGGCAGGTCATGGGGATTGTGGTCGCGTACCGGTCGTTCGCTAGGTCGACGTAGTAACTGGTGAACCATGACCAGTCGAACACGTGTGCGATCTTATCGCGGTGATCGGCATGCTTAGCCGGTCAGGGCCGTGACCTGAGGCAAGTTGTCGCGCCTTGCGCGTAGCGTCCCATTCATGGCTAACACAAGGGTTGAGATGGTTAGGGCGTCCGATCTGGCAGTGGACGATGTCGTCCGTCTCGACCACATCCACGACATAAACACTTGGGGTCCGTGGGCGGTTGTCACGGCGGTGAGCGAAGGATTCATACCGTCCAACGACCACAAGGTTGACTTCGATCTATACACGATTGTTTGTCGGCAGCGGGTGGACGGTCGGGCGCGCACCTTCGTCGTCCCGACCACTCCCGATACCGAGTTTCCTCGTGAGATATGGCTCGGTCAGGGTCCTCATCCGCTTCTGTAGGTTCGCCGTTGACGCCTTTGCTCGATGGCTTTGAGCACCTGGGCGCGCTCCGCATCAGTGCACCGGTCGCCCCGCTCACCGTTGCATGTACGGCATAGGACGCGGCAGTTCAGTTCCTCGTGCACTAGGTCCGGTCGTTCACTGATCGGGATTAGGTGATCCACGGTCAAATCCGTTTTGGCTAAGCACTTTTCACAGAACGGGCTAAGCCGCCTTAGCTTCTGGCTTAGCTTGCGCCAATGCCAATCGCTAGCGGTACGGCCTTGCTTGCCCTTAACGGTGTTGTTGTTCCGTGGCCGCTGACATTCCCGGCACCGGGAACCGCTCGGTATCAGGCACCCGCAGTCAACGCAGGGCCGTTGCACTAGCCGCCCTGTTCGAGCAAGTCCGTGAGCGCATCCGTGAGCGCGTACACATCAGCCTTAGCGACAACCAGCCGCGTGCGGCCCGTGTCTCGCCGGATCAGGTACAGGGTCGGCCCGAACTCGTTGACCGTGTAGTTGTTGCCGTCTGTCGCTGGGACTGTGGCCAGATGCTCAGCCACGCTGACCAGCCTTAAACAGGGCGTCGGCCTGTTGCTTAAGCGCCTGATAATCGTGCTCGGTTAGCCGTAGAAAGTTGCGGCCCTGACGGACTGTGATAGCGCCGTCCCTTAGTTCTGACCGGCTTACGGTCACTGTGTCTGTACTCATGTGTTCCCCCGTTTATGTCTGTGTGCCGTTCTAAGCGGCTGAATATGCGTCTCCGGTATGCCTTATCTAGTCAATGGCATAAGTAGCTCAGCGTGGACGCTGGGCGTCAATGTGAATACCGTCAGTAATAGTGACGCTATTCGATTCCTAGAAGCTCGTCGGCAGCCTTACGCAACTCCAGCCATTCCGCTTTAGATGAGAGAATGGTGTGGCCAGATTGGCTAATAACCAATCCCGGCTTGCCGTCCTCCCGAGCTTTCACATTGATATGAGAACGGCGCTTACCCGAAGTTGACCTAATCCGCATATTCGCTCCAATCGTCCTGATAGTCGTATTCGGACACGTAACGGTCGCTTTCATCGCAATCCGTCCATTCATGTCCTTCTAAGCCGTTTTGAAGCTGGGGAGAACGGAAGTGCTGCATACCGGCCAAGAGGTCCGGCTGATCAATCAATTCTTTTTCATCGGCGGCGCTAGGTGAGTCCTGCGCGCTCGCGCTCGCGTTACTTACGCAACCGTCTACCGAAGTCTGTTCCGAAGCTTGTTCCGAAGTCTGTTCCATAGTGGTAGAAGCACGCTTCACCCCTGGGGTAGAACTACGCTTCACCCCTGGGTAGAAGTCAGCTTCACCCCTGGGTAGAAGCACGGTTCCACCCTGACCGTCTTGGGTGGAAGCGTGGTTCACCCCTGGCATGGTCAGGCGGTATACCGTCGTGTTTCGGTTGTCCGATGCCGTGGTCTCGACCCACAGACCGCACTCAGCAGCCCTTTGCCTCGCGTCCGTTACCGACCGCTCAGACAAGCCGACGCGCTCAGCAACGGCCCTGTTGGTGCGCCAGGCGTCAGAACCGTCAGCCTTGGCCGTCGCGCCAATGTCCAGAATCGCCATGCGGTGACCCATTGTTATGTCTGTCTGTAGCCGAACAGCTTCCATCCATTCGAGCTTAGAAAATTCCCCCATTGGTTTACCTCACTGCGCTTCCGCGCTTCCATTCAGCCCCTACCCGCATATCGGGTCGGCCCCATTTGAAAAACCTGCTAGTGGCTTTTATATGCCGCCGCGCAGTGACGTACGGCGCTGCTCACTGATCCATTGGTAAATGTCGTGAGTGTCGTACATAACGCGCTTAGACACCACAAACGACCACGGTCCTTTGTTAAGGGCTCGCCACCGTCGCAGCGTTCCCACTGACACGCCGAGAATCCGGGCGGCCTCCACAGTGTCGACATATTCGCCCATAGGATTCCCCCTTTACTGTTTTGGGCAGCGCAAAGCCACCCGGTTATTAGGTCTGTTTTGATTTTGGGCAGAGTTCGCCCCTGAATTAGTTAATCATGCTCACTTTATGTCTTTTCGACGCACAAGCACTCACTAGCGCGCATAGGTATGCTGACCAGCGACTTTACCGGGGCCGGTAAAGTTTCATCACCTTATGGATGCCCATAAAGTTGATTAACAGTTAGGCGGCTGGCGTCACGCGCCCGTTCCCGCTAAGGGCCGTCACGCTAGGACGCCCCTTGTTAAGGGTCGGAACACTGTTCGCACCCTTCACCATGTGAAGGTCAGCCCCCCGACGCGGCCCCAGGGGCGTAAACACGGGCATCGGCTTAGCCTCGCGAGACTGCTCGAACTGCTCGTCAATCCACGCCAGCACATCGGAGCGGCGATAACGAACCTTGCCGCACACAACGGCAGACGGCGGCGCACCCGCCTTACGCTTCGCTCGGTAGTCCTTAAGCGTGTTCACCGGGATACCGGTCAGTGCGGATACTTCCTCGTGGCCCATGAGAATGGGTTCAGACATGAGGTGGTTTTTCTGGCGATGTCATCCGATGGGGCACCCCTTGCGCCCCGTTGCTCAGCAGGCCCGCCGTCCTTAATGGCGGTCGCCAAAGTACCTGTTACACCAAACGTTACAAGCCGATGCCTGAAAATCGAAGGGATACAACGCGATTCCATGCCGCGCCATGTCCGGGCGGCGTGCCTGTGCTAGCACATGCTGGCACTGGCTAAGTCGTTGTGGCACAGATCACGCCGACAGCATCGCGGCCATCGCCTCCGCCGCCGCCTGGTGAGAAGTCCGGTCTAAGTGCCCATAGCGGTCCACGGTGGTCTGGATGGACTCGTGTCCCAGGTGCGCCTGAATCACTGGCAACGGGACCCCGGCCTGAATCATCCAGCTCGCGCAACTGTCGCGGGTGTCGTGCGGCGTGGGCCGCTTCTCCAACACCGGCTTAGCCGGGTCGTCAGCGTCCTTAGCCATCGCCTTAGCAAGGCAGCGATTCCACACACTCGTGCGCCAGCTTGAGAGCTTGATTGCCTCGCCCTTCGTGGTGGTGAACAGCCATTCGCCCGAGTAATCGAGCTGGTCCAGCACCGATTTGGGCAAGTTGATCGTTCTGTTCGACTTTTTCGTCTTAGGCGGTCCCATGACGTACTTAGAGCCGTTCTGTTGCCAGGCACGAGAGATACGCACCGTGCACGCCTTGCGATCCACGTCGGACGGCTTAAGCGCTGCCGCCTCGTTGAACCGGCATCCGCTGGCAACCAGGAAGTCAAGCAACGGCTTGTAATGGTCGCTGAACTGTGCCTTGAGTAGCTGGTACTCGTCTTTGGTGAGGAACACGGCCTCGCGGTTCTCGGTACGGGGCAAGCGCACACCCTCGCACGGGTTGACGGCCAGGTGCCCATCCTTGACGGCTTGCTTCATCACGCCGGACAGAAACCCCCGCTTGCCCTTCATGGTGCCCGTCTTGGCCCCGGCCTTGTGCATGGCGTTGACCCACGCGGCCACGTGGGCGCGAGTCAGCTTGGACAGCGGCAGGGCACCAAACGCCGGGTCAATGTCTCTATGTAGCCATCGCTGCACTGTCTCAATGCGCTTGGGCGTGATTCCGGACATGCCGTCTATGTGGCGCTGTACGTACTGCGTGACGGTCATGCCTGACAGGTCGACAGCCGGGGTAATGCCCGCCTCTGTGAGCGCTCTGTCAGGCCCCAGCGCATCGACCAGCTTGCAGAAGTTCGCCGCCTGTACCGGGTCGGGGAAAGACTTGCTGGTTTGTTTGCCGTTGTGCCGGTAGAGCACCGCCCAATAGGGCGATTGGTCCTTGCGCTTACGTTCACGTACAGAGGCCAT